GCCTCCGCCGCCGCAAATCACGGTTTTGTGCGGTTGGAGAAGCCCTACCAGCCTTCGCACTTCATGCCCTTCATACAGCGCGGCGAAGAAACGCCCGTCTTGCTTGACGATCCGGACCAACAAGCCAGGCTGATCCTGGCGGCGGCTTTCGGGCGACGCGACTAGCCATGGCACTTTCCAGCCTCGTCATCGAACTCGAAGCGAACGTCGCGCGCCTGCAGAGCGACATGGCCGAGGTGCAGCGCATCGTCGGCACGAACATGCAGCGCGTGGGACAAGCTGCAAACGACGCATCGAAGCAGATCGAAAACGTCGCGCGCGCGGGGCATTCTGTCGGTCGCGTCAAGGGCGTCGATGAGATGGCTGAACAGATGAACCATCTGAATTTCAGCACGGTCGGCGCGCGGCGTGAATTGCTGGTGCTCGCGCACGAAGCGGCCAATGGCAACTGGAAGCGCTTTGCCGGCTCGCTCATGGTGCTGGGCGAGCGCGTCGATGCGATGAGTGTCATTTTCAGCAAGACGGGTCTTATGATCGGCGGCTTCGCGCTCGCCATCGGCGCCGTCACCCTCGCAGCCATTGCCGGCTACAGGGAAATGCATCAGTTCAATACCTCGCTGATCCTGACCGGCAACTATGCCGGCATGACGGCGGGCGCCTATAACGAGATGGCGAAAGCCGTGGCAGAGGCGACGGGCCACAGCATCGGGTCTTCGCGCGAAGCGGTCGCGGCGCTGACGGCAACGGGCGCTTTTACGCGCTCGCAACTGCAGCTTGCGTCGGCGGACTTCGTCACCTACGCGGCGCTCACCGGCGCCAAGACTGAGGAGGTCGCCAAGGATTACGGCAAGATGTCCGAAGGCGTCGCCAAATGGGCGGAAGAACATAACCGCTCGATGCACTACCTGTCGGCGTCCACCTACGAATACATCAAGAGCCTGGAAGAGCAGGGCAAGATCGAACAGGCCGTCACGGTCAACCTCGAAGCGCTGCATGAGCGCGCGGCCGATGCGGCGGTCAAGAATCTCGGCACCGCCGAGCGCATGTGGCGCGGCCTTGGCAATGCCGTCAGTTCGACCGTGGACGCGCTGAAGTCCATCGGCCGGCCTCTGACCACGGACGACAAGATCGAGCGCCTGGAGCAACTGCTGCGCAATCGCCAGCGCGAAGACCGTCAGGGCGTCCAACTCTACACCGGGCAGCGCGGCCCCATACCTGACATTCAATCGGCGCTTGCCAACCTGTATGAATTGAAGCGGCTTGAAGAGGCGCAGGCCGACCGCGCCGGCACGATTGCGCGCCAGCAGCAGGCCGCGATGAAGGCCGGCGACGAGCTGGACGGCGAACTCAAGCGGCTCGATAAGGCGTATGCCAAGGCCCGCGAAATCGAAGCGACCAAGAAGCGGTTTTCGGAACTCGCGGCGGGCAATCCGACCTCCAAGTTTCTCAAGGATGTCAGCGTCACCGGCAACGAAGATGCGGGCTTTGCGTTCTCGGGCGGCCTGTACGACCGCGCGATGGCCGACATCGAAAAGCGCTATCGGGACCGTGGGCAGGCCGGCATCGACCGCGCCAATCTCGATGCACGTCTGCGCCCGATAGAGGATTCGATTCGGGAGGAAAACAAGTTGCTTGCGCAGCGCGACGCCATGCTCAAAAAGTATTACGAGGCGGGCATGCTGTCGATCAGCGACTACTACAAGGGCGTCAGCAACGCGACTGACGAGCACCTTGAAAGAATCCGCTCGGGCTACGCCGCAGAAGCGGCAATTGTGCGCGATTACTCCAAGACCGCGAGCGACGAGCGGCAGCGCATCGAAGCGTCGACCAAGGCGAAGGAACTCGAAACCCGCGCGAATGAAGCCATCACCGCAGACCTGACGCGACTCAATGAACTCGTGCCGCAACAGGCAAGGGATGTCGAAGCGTATCGGCAGGAGGTCGTTCGGCTCAACGCCGAATTGGCGAAGCTCAAGGGCAACCTTGGGGGAAACGCCGCGACTGCCTTTGACCGCGCGCACGAAAAGCTCACGCGGCAGGCGAGCGTCAGCGGAGACGCCGGCACGCTCGCCACGCTGGAAGAGGCCCGCCGGCTCACGGTCGCGCAAGGTGACTTGAACGAACTCAAGCAACAGGCCCAAAAGATTACCGAAAACCTCAAGACGACCGAGGACGGTTATCGGCTCGCCGTCGACACGGGCCAACTCAACGAGTTGGATGGCATGTTGCGCATCAGCCAAGCGCGCCAGCAAGCCGCGACCGACCTGGGCAAGTTGGCTGACCAAGTGACCGAAATCGCCATGCAGTCGGGCGACTCGAACATGCTCAAGTTCGCGCAGCAGTTCGATGACCAAGTCAAGCGCATGCAAATCAGCGCCGACACGCTTGGGGCTAAGTTCGATGACGTGTTTTCCAAGGGACTCGCCACCGCCCTCGTTCAGATTGTCGACCGCACGAAGACGTGGCAACAGGCCGTGATGGGCTTCGCCAATACGATTGAGAAGACCATCACCGACTTTGCGGCCAACGCGCTCATGAAACAGCTTTTTTCCGGCATGGGCGGGGCGGCCGGCTCGGGCGGCGCGGCGGGCGGTTTCTTCGCATGGATTGCCGGCCTGTTCGGCGGCGCCCTGGTCGATGGCGGCGACGTGCAACCGGGGCGCTTCTATGAAGTGGCCGAGCGCGGCCCCGAATTGCTGCACTACGCGAACCGCACCTATTTGCTGGCCGGCAATCAGGCCGGCGCCGTGACCCCGATGAGCGCGATCAGTGGGGGCGGCGGTCGGCAGTCGATTTACCACATGAACATCAACGTACCTGCAGGCACCAGCCGGCAGACGGCGCAGCAGCAGGCGGCGGAAATCATGCGCCATGCGCAGATTGCTCAAGTCAGGAATCAGTAACGTGACCTTTCTCGAAAGCCCGCGCTTTCCCGACAATATCGCGTTCGGCGCGACGGTCGGGCCGACGTACATGACGGTCGTGACGCCGATCTATTCCGGGCGCGAGTCGCGCACCATCGCGTGGACGCAGGCGCGTTGTCACTTCGACGTGGGCCGCCGCATGATGAACGCGGCGGACACGGCGGCCATCGACGCCTTCTTCCGCTCGGTCAAGGGCCGCGCCTATGGCTTTCGCATCAAGGATTGGACCGACTACGTGGCGACGACTGTCAACGGCACGCTCGTTGCCACGACTGCGCCGGGCGTGATCCAACTCGCCAAGACCTACCTGACCGGCGCGCTTTCGGAAACCCGCAACATCACCAAGCCTGTCGTTGGCACGGCGGCGATTTATCGCAATGGCTCGCCCGTGACGGCGGGCGCGTCCCCTGGCAATGTCGCGCTCGACACCACGACTGGGCTGGTGACGTTCGTGCCTGACGCAACGCAGGGCATTACAAGCAATACGCCGGGAGCCACGACCGTGCTGAATTTCGGCGCAGCGCTGACCGGCGCGACGGTCGGCCAGTACGCTGCCATCAGCGGCGTGAATGGCACGCTTGGCACGACGCTAAACGGCAAGCTCTGGCAAATCACGGCGGTCGGCACGAATCAAATCACCGTCGCGGCCAACACGACCGGCAACACCGGCAGCGGGGGCGCCGCGTCGCTCTATCCGCAAAGCACGGACGTGCTGACCTGGGCCGGGCAGTTTGATGTGCCCGTGCGCTTCGACGTGGACGACATGAAAAAGCAAATCGTGGACCGCAACGGCCCGAACGGCGATTTGCTGGTCGATTGGGGAAGCATCCCCATCATCGAAATCCGGGTGTGACGTGCGCTCGATCTCCGCCGCCTTGCTCGCCCACTTGGCAGGCGACATCCACACCACGTGCACGCTGTGGCTCATCACGCGCCGCGACGCTCAGGTGTTCGGCTTCACCGACCTTGACCGCGACGTGACGTTCAACGGCTTCACCTACAAATCGGCGGGCGCCTACACCCATTCGCAAGTCGACAACAAGAGCGACCTGTCCACGACCAATATGGAAGTGACGGCGCTTTTCGATTCGAGCGCGATTGCGCAAGTCGACATCGAAGCGGGCTTGTGGGATTACGCGAGCGTCACGATTTCGCTTGTCAATTACGCCGACCTCACGCAAGGCGCGGCCATTCTGCAATCGGGCATCCTCGGCCAAGTGACGATGGCGAACGGCCAATACAAGGCCGAGTTTCGTGGGCTGGCGCAATTGATGCAGCAGACCAGCGGCGAGTTCTACACGCCGACGTGCCGTGCAAGCCTGGGAGATTCGCGCTGCACGGTGGCGCTCGGCCCGCTTACGGCGACGGGCACGGTCGGCGGCGTGACCGACATTTTTACGTGGCTCGACGCGAGCCTCACGCAGACCGGCCCGACCGTCGCTTATACCGACGCGCGCGGCCACAAGATACCGACCCAATCGCCCTACACCATCAAGGTCGTTCCCCCCACGGGCGGCGCGTTCGTGGCTGATGGGGGCGTCAAAGACGCATCGGGCAACGTGTGGGGCAGCGTAGGCGGCTCGCCCGGCTCGCAGCAGTACCACGTTGCGGCGGACGGCACCTACACGTTTGACGGGAACGATAACCCCGGCTGGGAGGTGTTCATTTCCTACACCTACAGCATCGGGTTTTTCGCGTATGGCACCGTGACATTCCTGACCGGCGCCAACGCGGGCTACAGCACTGAGGTGAAGAGTTTCGCGCCGGGCGTCGTTACCGTCGCGCTGCCGTTCCCGTTCCCCGTCGCGCCGGGCGACACGTACACCATCGTCGCCGGATGTGACCGCATGTTCGGCACGTGCAAGAACCGCTTTAACAACATCGTGCATTTCCGGGGCGAGCCATACCTGCCCGGCGTCGACACCATCCTACGGCCCCAATCGTCATGATTACGCGCGCGGATTTCGTGGCCGAGGCCCGTACATGGACCGGCACGCCTTGGCGGCACCAAGGCCGTTTTAAGGGCCTTGCCGTCGATTGCGTGGGGCTGGTGTTGGAGACGGCCCGCGCGCTTGGGGCTTGCGACTTCGATTTCACGAACTACGAACGCCGCCCCAACGGCGACTTGCGCACCTACTGCGATGCGTTGATGGAGCGCATTCCGCTCGCGCAAGTCGATGCGGGCGATGTGATTCTGTTCGCCTGGAATAACAGCCCCGTGCACCTCGCTATCGTCACCGGCCCCGATACCATCATCCACGCCTTTGCGATCAACCGGCGCGTGGTGGAACACCGCATCGATGACCGTTGGCGCTCGCTCATTGCGGGCGCCTATCGCGTGCCGGGGGTCGAATAATGGCGCAGCTCGTTTTCGGCGCGATTGGCGCGGTCGTCGGCTTCTATTTCGGCGGCCCGACCGGGGCAGAAATCGGCTGGATGGCCGGCGCCGCTATCGGCGGCCTCGCCTTCCCGCAGAAGCCTCCCGGCCCGCACATCAACGACTTGCGCATTCAAGACAGCGCCTATGGCAAGAGCATTCCGCGCGTCTATGGCATGTACCGCATCGCGGGCAACGTCATTTGGGCCGGGCAGCCGCACGAAGACACCTCCAGCGGCAAGGGCATGGGCAAGGGCGGCAACGGTCAGACCGTCGTGCGCATGTCGTTCGCCATCGGGCTTTGCGAGGGGCCGATTGCGGGCGTGCGCCGCATTTGGGCCAACGGGAAGTTGGTCTATGACGTGTCGAACCCGTCCAACTTTGCGGCCATCAGCGGCAGCAGTCAGATGCTGCAAAACTTTGTCGTGCACAACGGCGACGAGGTGCAATGGCCTGACCCGACGATCGAGTCGCAATTGGGCGCCGGCAACGTGCCCGCGCATCGCGGCTTGGCCTATGTCGTGTTCAACGAGTTGGACTTGTCGCCGTGGGGCAACTATCTGCCCTCGTTCTCGTTCGAGATCGTGGCGGGCCTGAACGAAATCTATGTGCAGGGCACGGTGGGCACCTACACACAGACGCCGAGCCAAGACACCGGCACGCTTTCCGGCCTGTCGGCGCAGGGCGCGATCTACATGGGTTCGGGCTACGGCGGTTCGGGCAACTACTCAGGCATTTGGGTCGGGCAGATCACGGCCAGCGGCGCCCAGCTTTGGAACCCCTACGGCACGACCGCGAATTTCTTGCCGGCTGACCCGATTGGATGGGTCGCCACGCCGACCGCTTGCTGGTCAGACTACCCCGGCCTGTTTGCGCCGGGTTCAAGCGGATGGAATTGGTACGATCCGAGCGGCGCGATTTTCCACGGGCCG